TGCTTTCTATCAGCATCAATAGGAACATCTCTCATTATTCTATATTGTGCATTTAAAATAATATTTTCTAATACACTGTCTGATAAAACATTAGAGTCTGTTTCTGTGTAACTTCTAATTTGTGTTTTTAAACCTGATGCACTTAATCCAGCCATTACTCTGTGTCCTCTTTATAAATTGGTGTTTCTGGTTCTGGCATATCTTCATATAATTGAAGATGTTCATCCTTTTCAGAACATGCACATTGTTTAATACCAAATAAATTACATATAAAATTTTTTATCTTTTTAATCATGCTGTTATCGTTACTGGCCCTGCTGATGCAGAACCACCTCCTCCTGTTTCACTTATACTAGATGTTGTGGCTGTTGCAAAGGTATAATTATCGTCATCTACTCTTGTAATTAAATAACCTGCAGCTAAATTTATTGTTGCTGCAGCCACTCCTCCAACAACAGTTGCATCTCTAAATCTAACTCTATCATTATTTGATCTACCATGATCAGGTTCATTTACAGATATTGTTGTAGATCCATTTGTTGTTGTAAATGGATTTAATGGTAAAAGTTTTGGAACAGCTGTTTCTGTTCTATCGGGTCTAACATTACGTAAAGATATAGAATCACCATTCATAGGTTTTGGCTCTAATTGTGGTTGTTTTGGTTCAAATTCAGATACATGTACGAAAGATCCATTCCATTCTCTAACCATTTCTTTGTATGGAAACTCCATACCTGATCTATCTGATATTGCTCTTGCGTATTTACCTGTTGCGTATTTTGCCATTATGCTCCTGGATAATATGCTTTAGGAGTAATGTGTGTGCTAGATGCAGAACCATCTTCTGCTAGCGCTCTTGCAAACTCATCCTCGTAAATTAATTTTGTTGCTTGGGTCATTTGCGGCATATATTTCATAGATAAATAATATGCTAATCCTGACACCATACAAGGTATAAATCTAAATGGAACATCAGTTGCATTTGTATAATCACCTACATCTTGTATTCTTTTTATGTAATAGAAATGCATATCTTTAGATGCATTAGTTGAATCTGGTGTTGGATAAATATGTATTCTTACTTTATCAATAAATCTTTCAACCCAATATTGATTAGGTGTGCCTTTTGATAATTTGTTAGAAAAACCTGCATAAGTAGATCTATCTACTTTTGTCATTGGACTATCTGATTGATCTGTTGAAGTTCTGTTAGATCTTAATTGTGCTTCAAGGACATCAGACATTCCAAATACATTTGCTGGTGTGGACACAGCACTTGTGCCATCAGCACTGGATCTAAAAAAATCATAGTCTGATTGTCCTTCAATTAAATCCATATTCAGTTCATCTACTTCCCAATAATGAATACCTCTATTACCCCATTCTTGAAGTAATATATTTAATGTTCTTCTAGCATTTTTTAATTGGTAACCAGCAACATTTTGCTGCCCGATACGCTCAAAAGCCTCTTCTATTATTTCGTCAATAGAAAAAGTTTTATCGAACGTAGTTGTTCCCGAAGTAGTGTTAGCCATTTAATCTCCTAGCCAGTATAGCCGATAGTAACAGAATCTGTAGTAGTTAAATCTAAATATACTCCTGTTTCGAATCTAATACCGTTTCCTGGAACAAATACATCTAAACCTTCATCACTAAATTTAGCTTGAAATTTTAAAGTGCCACCTGTTCCTGTTCCATCGTGTAATTTAACTAAACAGTTAGTTCCACTATGAGCTTGTATATATGTAACTCTACAAGGCCCTATGTTAGTAGAACCGCCTGTGATAGTTTTAAAATTACCATCTGCTGTTAATGTACTAAACTTTTGATCTGAACTCATATTTTCTCCTTAAATTAAAATGTGGGGCCGAAGCCCCACACTAATTATTTATTATGATGCAAAAACAAATGCACCTTTAACAGCATCAGCTGCACCACCCATTTTTGAAGCAATGTGGTATGTGCCATCTTCGTAACAAATAAAAGCAATCATGCTTCCAGTTGTAAAAAGATTTGTTGCTGCGTCAACCGGTGTGAAAGTTAATAAAGTTTCACCCGCTGCTGAGGTATCAAAAGTAACTTCATCTGAACCTCTAGACTCAATTACAGATCCTGTTGCAAAAACATCTGATCCTGCACAGTCGAAACTTAAAGTGTTAGTTCCACCAGCTGTATCTTTTGATTGAGCATAAACTACAATAGTTCCTGCTGTTGCTGCAGGTAAAGTGCATGCGCATGCTGCTGCACCTGTGTAGTTAATAACAGAAATTGTATCTGCCGCTAAAGATAGCGTAGATGCTGTTGCTACATCTGATATTGATAAACCAGTTAAGTCAGGCATACCTGAACTCATTCTAGTAGTAATAGCTCCTGTTGTAGTATTTTTAGTTGCTACTTGGAAACCTTTTTCCGACCTTACCGGGCCGTTAAACGTTGTACTTGCCATAATTATATCCTCCTAGTTTTCCGAACATAGTCTCTAGGCCGTCGACTATACGCGTCTATGTTCTAATTAATTGTATAGTGATTAATGTATATAGTAGTTTTAGGTAGAGCGCAAGAGGGCCTGTAATGTGGATTGGATTTTTCCAACGATGTAGCTTTTTGTTTAAGTTGCTACAGAAACTTGTGGTTGAGAAGCCTCTATCTTATTTTGCAAATGCTCTTTTTGTGCCTCTGCAATTTTTATATGGCTAATCACATCTCTGACTTTTCTGTCAATCTTAACCATATTGAGAGTATACCTACCCTCTTTAAGATGCTCCTGTTCCCATTCGAGATCCAGACCCCTTTTCTTCGTGTAAAGGTCGTTTAGATGTTGCATCATGTTCTCCATCAATAACCTCCTCATAGGTTATTCTATTTATCTTGGGATCATTCATTTCTCCAAGATACTCCCATTCTATATCATTTTTTCCCAATCTGTCAAGGATAGCATTTTCTAAGGATTGAGGACTATCCTCAGACATCACTTCAAATCTTGAGTGATATTTGTAAGCGTAGATATTTACTAGGAATTTTTTCATTGTCTCACCAATTAGTTTTTAAATGGGGCGGTTTTAAGACCGCCCCAAAAATTAAGTGTTATTACGCACCTTCTACACCGAAGATACCTCTAGGGTCAGATACGCCGAAGCTGTATCTTTCTCTAGCTTTATATCTTACGTTGCCAGTGTCGAAATCACCTTCCATTGCAGTTGTTAATGGAGCTCTTGTGAACATTTTCATACCATTAGGTACGTCTGTCAAGATATAGAATGCATCAGAATCAGTTAAATAGTTATTGATTCTGTATCCTTGCGGAACCATACCCATAGATACGATTGCATTGATATCATTGTCAGCTGTTCCAGTTCTACCTTGAGATTTCATCAATCTCTCAGCTGTAAACTGAAGCTCTGAAGGGATGATCATTTTCAACCCTCTCGCTGCAATTCTAAGACCTCTTTCGTCAGTCATTTTAGAGATGTCAATCATTGACTGCTCTAAAGACGTTTCGTTAAGATCTGCCTGCGTGCTCAATGTATTTTTGAATGTTCCATTGATCGTAGGGTGAGACGTGTTAAACAAGCTTACACCGTCTCCTGAATCAAACGTATCAGTTGATGGTAAACCGTTGATTAAAGGCTCAACAGCTTTTACTTGTTTCGCATTGCTCATAGATCTTGCTAAAGCTTTCGTGTATCTAGCAGAAAGTCTATCATAAAGATTATCTTCGATAGCCTCTTCTGTGATTGCGAACGCTAAAGCTATAGTCTCGTGAGTGTAACGAGCTGTGAAAGTTTCTTGTGCATCATCAAATGATACTCCAGCACCTTCACCTTTTACTTGTGCGTTTCCGAAACCAGATAACATTACTTCTTCTTCAAAAGCTCTGTCACTGTTCTCGCTAGTATAAATTTCAGCATGCTGATTTTCATACCTTTTATATTCCAAGCCAAATAGTGCATTTAAGCCTGGCTCTAGTTCTTTAACTAGTTGTGATCGTGATATTGCCATAATTAATTACTCCTATTAGCTTAGTATAATTTAGCATCTTTTGCTATTGTTACTATAATATTAGCTCCTGCTGCAGTTAAATCCTCATTTTCAGGATCTTCAGCAGAACCTACAACTGTAAACATTTTGTTTACGTTTGCAGAATCTATATCTAGTGTCACAACAGATTGACCATCTTTCGATGTTCCACCGTTGTTGTTTACGTTAAAAGTAGTACCGTGATTAGCTTGAGTTACTGCTGCATCCGCTTTTACAATGTAAGATTGTAATGGATCGTCGTTAACAAAAGCAAAACCATTTGTGCTACCAGTGTTTGGGTTAGTTCCAAATGCTTGAGAAGCCGCAACACTGTTTGCAAAAGTAGGTTTTTTAGTTGTG